CTCATTGGTATCGAACTATCGTTATATTCTATTCCATAACTATGATAAGGTAATCCTGTAGCAGTTATGTTAATAGTACCGCTAGATATCGTCCATGATGAAGATACTGATGTCATTCTTCCTAGCTGTGCTGCATCAGCTGCACCACTTATATCTGTACTTGAGGTTCCTGACAATGTAGCAACATCTGTTACTGTGGAGCTTGCGAATCCACCGGTTATAATAACTTTTGGAACACTTGTATAATCCATACCTTGATCATCGATAACAATAGATGTCAATTGATATGTATGATTTTTTGACCAACTCTTCCATGGATAATAATCAATTCTCGAAGAATCTTTAGTAGTTCTATCGATTCGATTTAAGAAATAATCATAATAAGGAGGTAAATCAAAGTCAGTCATTGCCTGACTTGCAGATTCTATATAATCATAAGAATCCACAAATTCTCTTATTTTAGATTTATAAGGTTTAACTTCTTCTATATAAGATTGATAACTCGCCAATTCATCACTTTGGAAAGTAGCTCTTTGTTTTAAGGTTCCAACTATATGATTAATTTTTAAGAAGCTGGTCTTAAACAACCAATCTGTATATAGCTGTTCACTCAATACATAATGTATGCTATTAAAGAAAGATCTTACATATTCTATCCTGAGGTCATCTACTAATATATCATCGCGTAGTGCGTTCAATATAATTCTTAATTCTTTAGTTGGTCCAGTATCATATAGATTTAAATCGTAACTAAATTTAGTATCGTACCCTAGGTCTTGATTTAAATTGTAAATTTTTGATGAGAATTCAATAGTATCTGCTTGTTTACCTACAACTACATAATCGTTAGTAAAATCAGCACTGTATGTTAGATATCTTCTTTCTAACAATAACCACTTACCGTAGCCTGCATCTTTAATTTTTACGATATCTCCCTTACGTACAGTAAGACCGTTGAGATCGGCAGTTTTATTGACTAGATGTTTTACATCTGAATCTAATCCATAACCTGTAGCATACCAATCTTTGTAAGACCAATATCGTGTAACATCATATGCCTGTGTTTTGGTCCTAGTCCATGCGCTTTTTATTGGATTCCATATTTGAATGCTCCACCCGTTATTGGCGTCTTCGTCTGTATTAACTAAAACAGAAAATCCTCGTACTTCGAGCTTAGTATCGGAATCATATTCTCTACCATTTTTAATTATTTCTGCTTTTATTATCATACCTTCTTTATCAATAACAGTAAGTATTTCTGCTTCTGATCCAGTTCCAATAATTTTTACGTTTGGACCATACCAAGTTAATGGAGTTCCTTCTATGTCTTTGGTATAAGGCTTGTTACATACATAACCATATCCGGGTTCATCTATGAATATGTTTAATAATTTTCCATCTACAACCTGCACAGATAGTTTAGCAGTTTTTAATTTCTCAGTACCTACGAATCTTAATTCATATAGAACATCAATAACCCTATCTATATCTCCCGAATTCAAAGTTGGAGACATTTCATTCATCTGTAACTTTTGTAAATTAACATTATCAACTACTTGATTAGTTGACAACACCGAATTTACATATTCGAAGAATTGCTTTAATGCTTCAAATCTATTAACAAACCAACTCTGTCTAGGACTATTAAGGTTGCCATATCTTTGTTTTTTGCTTAACTTAGTATCTGGAACTTGGCGTCCCAGTGAATCCGATCCTACTAAACTATCAAACCACTTTGATTCAATAGTCGATGGTATGATAGCACTAGCATCATTGTCTGCTACTAACGCATACTGTCTATGTGTGATAAGATCAGTATTATCAATTTCATAAAATTCAAGATTTAAACTTACATCAGCGTTAATTAAACTATTTTTAACATTGTTTAATGACAAACTATTTTTGTTAGTGGCCGCAACGTAACGATAACCCTGCGATTGAGGATCTAATATAAGTTTTGTAATTACTGCTCCGCTGATCTTTCTGTTTAGAACATTTGGAACAGTGTTTTTATACTTTACCCAATAGTAATAAAGAGTTGTCTTTGATCCACTAATAGGATCATATTTGAACTTACTGCTATATGTAAAGTTATCAGGATCTTTTGGTAATCCACTTATACCCTGTGATAGTCCATCGGCTGTATCTGCTATTTCTGCCCAACGACCTGGTAATAGTGTTGTTTCAACCCATTCATATATTTCAATCATAGATCCTGGGAACAGACGTCCCCAATGTATATTCCTATAAGTTGAATCGCCTTGCTCATACCAGGTATACTTTAGAGTAGATAGATTCCACCATAACTCTCCAACATGCTCGTCGGTCCAAGGATTAGTATGATCGATCGAAACACCTGTGTTTAATCCATATTCGTAAATCGCAGGATCATAATAAGTTTGATATTTGATCTCCTGTTCAGCCGGTGCAGGTATCTTACCTTTAGCAGGATCATAAAAATCTAGATTTGATATCAATTCACTCTTGGCCGTGTTATAGATAAATGCTTTTTTAAATTTAGACACATCAACTAATGAATCTTGCGATGCTTTTATATTCCAACTTAACGTATCATAATCAAATATAAAGATCGATCCGTAACTGTTGTTTCCAATATGCTTTGCTGGACTTCCAACGATCAAACTACCGCTCATTAGCGTTAGAGATGCACCAAAATTGTCCAATGCTTCAAGTTCACTTGCTGCACTTAGTCTATCTCCGTATATAAACGTCTGATCAAACCTATTGTAAACAAATACAGATCCTGTATAAGGAGTTGTGTCATGGAATGTTGTAGTTTTTCCATCAAATGACGTTCCACGTAATACTGCGCTATTGGTATCTAATTCATAATTAACTGTTGACCCGTCACTAAAACTCAATCTTGCATTGTGCTTATCAAAAGTAAGCGTAGTAACATTACTGCCACCCATTGCAGCAACAACTAATAGACGTTCGTCGCTGCTTAAATTAATTTTCGATCCAAATCTTTCATTGTCTAGTACAGTTGGGGGTACGATTAATTGTATTAGTTGATAAACACTATCTGAACTATCTTCTCCTGCTATTTCAAAACAGTAAACCGATCCAACATTGCTTCCTTCGATGTCATCGTTCGGGCAAGAAGCAAACAAGAAATTATTTGTTATCTTGATACTGTATCCAAACATATCAGTTTCACTGAGATAGCTGTCACCACCGACTTTGTTCGGAACTTTACCTGTTGCTATAGTGTGTCCGTCAATTATTTCTATTAATTCATATTCATGAATAGAATCTATACGATCAAACACATAAACTGCGCCCGTAGCCAGGAACGGAGCAGAAACTGCTACACGGCTACCATCGACACTCGAAGAAATATCATATCCATACATGCTTCCTGCTGATGGACTATAGATTGAATAGAAGGTACCAGTATTAGATCTAATATTAGTAAAATCTAACATTGGTTGATTATTAAATCTCCAAGAATATGTCGATTGATTGTCAATCGTCTTCCTAAATATCTGCACACGCCCTGTGGCATTTTGATAGTCCTTACAACCAACAAACAACCAGTGATCGGTGCCATCATATGATAATGATACTTTACTTCCAAACTGTTCATTTGAGACTGGATCATTGGACGCCAATACTATTTCTCTAATGTATCTATTGCTCGAAGGATTATGTGCGTATACAACTACCATACCTTGGTTCATGTATCCACTACTATAACCTACACGTCTGGCTTCATATACGTAATCTAACTTCCAGTTTCCCGAAGTGCTTATATCTTGAGGGCCGTTTGCATTTTGTGAAACAAGATTCTCGTAAAAATTACCTTGGAATTTTACTACATCACCTGTTACATAAACGCCGGTTGGGCTATAATTTCCTACAAAATAACTTTTAACATTACTTGCACTCGGTGCACCAACAGCTAAGACACTACCATCAAAGGAAATGTCAATGCTAGTTCCAAATTTAATAAATCCTGTATCAGCAAAATTAGGCGGAGCACGTAAAATTTCGATAAAATTCCATTTACTAACATGATTAGGACGATTGTAAACTAAAACAGCTCCTTGATCATAATAATTAATAGCACTTACAAACATCCATTTTTCGTCACCGCTGAGCTTTATATCATATCCATATTGTTGATTGTCTTGTTTGATGTTTGGCGATAATTCACTTTCGGTAAAAGCATCTATATTCTCTAGTACTAACCATTTTCCTGATTTGTCACTATCGACCCACATCTTTTCACCACGTATGTCTAAACGATTGTATCGTTTAGTCTGTATCGCTGCAGGAGTAGCAAATCTTGCAGATTTGATAGTATGCATCAATCCCTGTGTACTATCTTCTTCTAACTTATAAAGAACTGAATTGAAAGTAAAGATTTCGACCATTCTTCCGTAAACGTTCTGTACTTTATACGATCCGTCTAATGCATCAAGGTTAGTTAATGTAACTATGTCGTCCTCAGCAATATCTGGTGCTGCGCTGCATTCTAAAGTAACGATATTACCGTCAATTGACCAATTAGTAACCGTGACTCCGGTATTGAAATATTCTAAAACATCCCAATCATTTGTAGCAGTAAATCCTAACCATATTTTATCTTTTTCTGCAAAACGAGTAATGTCATAATTTAACAAAGTAGCTTCGTTAAACATGAGATGATTTACATCTTCATCTCTAACATAACCTGCAACTGGATATTTGAATATTCCATAATCATTTTGAGAATGATCCAGCTTAAACATTTTAAATGGATTACCATCATAGCTAACTGGCTTTATCGTCATCGATCTCGAAGATACATTGTAGATAGAAAGATCTGAAAAATCTTCGTTGTTTAATGTTAATACGATATCTTGAGGGTTATGATGGAATTTAAGTTCATCTAACGGAAACTCTAGTTCAGTATAGGTATCTGATGCACCGTAGTCTCCTACTTTAAATGCCCATTCCTCTTTAACGTCTATTGTACTAAATCCGCTTGAACGCAATGCATCGAATAATTTTGTAATGCTGTTATACGTTCCCTTTTCTTTGATAAATCCTTGATAGAATTTATATTGTGCAACATCGTCGATGATAATGTTTTCTAAATACTGTCTCTTCTGATATCCAATGAGATGTCTTGCTAGAACTTGTTGATCGGTGTCATATGCACTAGCATCTAAACTATAAAAATCTCGGAACTGTTCTATCCTATAATCAAAGTTTGGTATTAACCCAGAATCTGGAACAGAATTTATCTGCGTCCATAGATCGTAATTAAAATCATTTGCTCCTAAAATCTTATTAGCGGCTGTGAAATAATAATTTTTATATTTTACGATATCACCTATGTTATAATCAGTACTAGGCATCCATTCGTTTATCTTTACTTCATCATACATAAATCCTGGAGTTTCAAACCCGCCCTTCCAGTCAGTAGTTTTGAATCCATACAACTTAACTCGACCTTGTCTGTAACCGGCAACTACATCATATACTACATCATTAAAGACGCTAACATTATCAAGTAGTAATATATGTTCACGATATACTAAATTTGTTCTAATATGGAATATACCATCGCTAACCGTTGCTCCCGGTTTTAATGTAAATCCATTATCTGATCTATAAACATCTGCTGAACTTATGTTTAGTGGTGTTCCGTCAGCTTTGAGAATACTATAATCATAAAAATCCGAATCCATTTGATCAACTGATGCGTTTATTTTAGGAACAAACGTCAATGAATTTGCTGCTGGACTCAATGTTATTACTGCACCTTCTGACCAGTTCTGTAAAGTCCAAAACATAAATTCTTTAGCACTAGTTAACCAGTTCAACGGTGTTTCAAGTGCCTTGCTATAATCAGTAAACTCAAATCCTAGATCTTCTAATCTTTTCTGATATCCTAAAAAGAAATCTACCACTTCTTGCACAGTTTCATAAACAGTGCCGTATGGTATTCTAACAGATATATCATCAAATGTCGTACGGCGATATGCGCTGACTCCACCAACCGTGGGTAATTGTGCCAAAGGTGCCCATTTTTCAGCATCTACAGCAAAATCAGGCGACGATGTGTGTGCTATCTTAGCTCTATAATACCTGTTATTGTCGGCTATGATTTGACCTTTAATGTAATATTTTGCTGACGTCCAATCAACGTACGATTCCGATATGCCACCGATAGATATGTTTATATCTCTCTGGGTTGATCGTATTGGAAATATTTCAAAATAGTTCTTTTCAGTATCATACCCTTTTATTTTAAATCCGTTTCTTGCTAAGGTTTCTCTAATCCAAATACTATTATTAAGATCAGCAATGAATCTATTGGAAATATTTAAAGATGTATCATTATTACTGGTATGATTAACAGTACAACGATAGATATCATTTTGGAAAACTACTTTTTGATCTTTTCTATATTTTATACCAGATTGCCAAGCAGGATAATTAGTTCCAAGTTTTTCTACAATCACTCCACTATATGTAACAGTATCAACTGGTTCGCTTTTATCATAGAATATCTTATAATTTTCTGTAGGTAAGAAAACTGTACCAGTTGCATTTGGGGTACGGCTATCTAGCAATACTTTTATCTTATCTTTACTAGTAAATCCTCCCATTCTATGAGAAAGTTTAGCATTAAGCCCAGTTAATTGGGTTTTGTATTGATCAATGTTTACATACTTCTGCATAAAGATGTATTCTTCGATTATGTTAGCCAATCCTGAAGTAAAAGTTCTTGGTGAGTTTGGATTATTTTTATCTCCTATCACAACATCTGAAAAAATCAAATCTGAAGGTCTAAAATTATCACCCGTTGGAGTATAATATATTTGATTAGCAAGATTTCTTTTTACAGTAAATCTATCCCACATCTTTGTTATAAATTCTGATCCTCTAAGCAAACACATCACAACCATAACAGAATATGGGTATTCGCTCGATCTGCGCCAGGCTGTTTCAACTGGAGCTTGATCACCGAAATCATAATTTTGTTTAGAAAGTATGAGAGAGAAATCCTGTGCTAGATTGCTATCTAGAGGACTGATTAGATTTCCGTCACCGTCGACAGGTAAATGCATACTCATCCCTGGGCGAGCATATCTTAGATCAATCCTTCTATTGTTAGGATCGTTAATCTTACCTGCTTCGATTGAATCCCACATGATTTTATTTTGATTAGTATACGGAGCTGCACCATATGTGCGCTCCCACCAATAGGGTTTTATACTATAACCTTGCATTTCCCAAGGATGCGTATGTGGGCGATCTGTATCATAGAAGTATTTGTAAATGCCTCTCCAGTATCCGTATAAATTTTCTCTAGTTACTGGAGAAATAGAATTATTATAATTGTAAGTAAAACTCTCACCGTCAACCCAATAATCATTGCTAGCAAAATCCTGATCAGCAATGCTATTCCATCTTAAGAAATCAATCAACGTGATTTCGTTGATTTCTTCTTTGGTATAATCTCTACGACGATAATGTCCTCCGAGTACATCATGTATATTGAATAATGTATCATCATATGTAACGCGACAGGTATTATATATTCTCTTTTCGAGTTCAAGTAACAGTTGGTCACGAATGTCGCCATATGTTTTTATTATACTACCGTCATGCCCTTGTATTATTTCTGTAGGTTCACGATATGTATAATCGATCGAAATACCTGGAACAAATGCAGGATAAAGTCCTAGCTTTGTTGGAGTAAACGGAACATAGCAACCATCGGTGCTAGCATAATCTCTGATCTTTATCTTATCTCCAAGTTCTAACGGATGTGTGATTTGTACAAACGGCTCTATATCACTAAAGAAATATTCTTGTCCATAAACTAATTGTATATCGTTTAGATATACCAGTATTGATCTTTTATCCTGCGCTTGTGGATCAAAAATACTGTTTATTATAAAGTATGGCATCCTAGGATCAACTACTGTATAATCTCTATCACTAGATGCACCATAGGGAAACATGTCTGAAGAATGGAAAGGAGAAGTATCTATATGTCTAGAATGAGAATATTTGTACATTATCTGATCAAATATCTCTGCTACAGTGCCACCATATGATGTAGTTTTAGCAAGACGTAGAAACTCTTTCTTAAATTCTGAATATGATCTTGATGTCCACCTTAATGCTTTAACTATGTTTGCATGTCGGTCAGTTAACAAGAAAGCAGAAAGAGGCATCGATCCTGCATGTTTTAGAAATCTTCTTCCATATGCTGAAACATTACCTAGAGCATTTAGATTACCTAATCCTGGAAAATTACCTCTATATTGATCTAAATTTTCAACAATAGTATGAACGTGGTCGGTAACTTCACCGAACGTGAAGTTTTCAATTACATTGTTAAGCGGATTGTTTTGCCAATGCAAAGGTATCTCATAATAACCTTTTAGATTTTTATTCGATACTGATCTTACTTTATAAACAACTTTATCACCTGTTGCTAAAGCAGTTCCAAATTTCATATAAGATACACTGTTAACTAATTGATAAGTTACGTCTGATCGCTTAATATTATTAACGTAGACCCGTATTTTTATATCCGAAATAGTGCCGCTGTCGTCGTAAACATCAACCGGAACAAGATCAGTCGGTGCGGTAACTATTAGTATCCTCACTACTGCTTGTTCTAAATCTATATTAGTCCTCGTCCACCCGTTTGCAAAAACAAAATTACCGTAATCATCATATTTCCTAACGAATCCTGTCTTTGAAGAAATTGTAGTAACTTCGGTATCATTTTTGTAAGTCCATGTTTGAGTTTGTATATCAAATTCAAACTGTATATCGCCTGTGTTGTTAATATTGAGATGAGATATTGGAAATCCTAGTTCTGTATCATTTGTTCCGGTTCCGATTTTATATCCAAATAATCTGTTTCCTGAAAATTTATTATTTGAATAAGTTGATTCATCTGAGAAACTAACTGTGTTCTCGTCAAAGAGATCAAATAACGGTGCTTGATTTACAGATATTTTTTGTTGTGCTTTTTTCCAAGCATTGTTTTGGTAATAATAAGACGAGCCTCTATTCAAAGAACCATCAATAACATAAACCACTTCACCTTCTGCCGGGTCGGTGTCTGTAACTTCGACTAGATTTATCTGTTTAGTTGTAACTTGGTTTGCTATGTAAGCATCAAATGTACTTCTAAAAGCGATCTGTGCCTTGTTAATAGTATATGTTCCTACACCCCCGTTACCTGGATTTAAACTAACCTTGGCTATAACATTATAGATTCCAGAAGTCGTACTGAGAAAACTGAGTCCAGCCATAGCATGTGCATAAGTGTCTGTAATTCTTATATTTGTTAATTTGTCGCCCGAGGATGACATGATGTAATATGTTGTACCTGCAGGATCATATCCAACAATTGAACCATATATCAGATTACCTTTAATAAAAATGCTCTCGCCCTGAATATAAGTGCCAGACGATACTTCTAATTCGCCGCCAGTTCCAACTATTTTTAATGAGGGTATACTGCTACCGTTTGCTGTAATAATGGTATTCGCAACAGAAACATTTGATGAATTAATAAGGTGTCCAACAAGTATAGTTCCAGTAATCATCGAAGTTACTGTTAATGTTGTTCCGGATATAGATCCGATAAACTTTGCACTCTGTTCTGTAGATATATTTGTTACTTCAAATATTTTACCATTAACTAGCGGGTCAGTATCTGCTGTAAACAGAATTCGATGCCCCGGGACGATTGATACACCATCAATACTATATCCTGTGCTTCCTTCTATAACTGAAAAAACATCTGTAGTAAAAGTATCTACTAGATGAACATCTTTCTTTGCTATCCAGCCGTACTTGTGTAATTTAATATTGGAATCAAATTCAATAATAGGTCTAGAAGCTCTGAGGGTTTGGTCGAGATTTGATACTCGCTTGTTTGCTCGTGCTGCTGTTTCAATTACTGAACGATGAAACCATCTATTATTTCTAGACCAAGTGTTTCTATCTGTAGAAGAACGATTGATTACGATATAATCTTTAGCTGTTGGATAGTTTAATGCGCTTTCCCATGGAAGAGAATCGAACGGCTGTTCGTCAAAAGGAACGTCAATATCTGAATTGTTAATAGCAGGAGATCGGATGTCGGCTTCTGAAACTAATTTTATTTTTTCTCCTACACCTTCTACATACCAATTTCCTTCTGCATACATAGCAGGTGCAACTTGACCTATGAATTTTACCTTAAGGCCGTTTACAAACTGTATTCCGGTACTGCTTTTAAAATACTTTTTTCCAATTATTTCTTTTTCAACATCAAGCTTTGTAGCTTCAGATATATCACGTATGTCTATCATACCTACAGTATCGACATTGTTATTATCAATATAGTATAATAGCGCAGGAGTACTGTCTGTAATTTCAAACTGTACTGTTCCTCTTTCTACTTTTTGTTGTGTAAGTCCTACGTTGTAAAAAAACGTATCACCAATAACTGGTTTTGTTTTTATACAAAACGGTTTACCGGGTGAATTAATACGGAATGTATATTTTAATCCTCTGTATAATGTTAATCGAGGATTTGATGTTAATCCGTCAGGAGTAAACACATAAGAAATATTATCTCCTTGAGAAACTGAAGTTATATTATAAGATGATGTAGTAGATTCTAACTCTCCGTAAATGCTAATAGGATCAGGGCCACTCGGTAACCAGTAATATTCTCTGAAGTTAACAAACTTATCCCAATCAATATATGGATCCCATGCATACGATTCAACTTTGTTTAGTTTACTATGATTTCCAACAGGTGCACCAAAGTATCTTAAAGTATTAATATAATCAATATAGTCAGTATACCATTCTACTTCTTTTGTTACTGGATTTTCATAAACATATGCTGGTTCTAATTGATAATATTGTCGAGGAAATGACCCTTCGGTAACATAATTATCACTATCAGAGTAGTTTGGAACGTCCTTACGACCTATGTAGTCGTTGATTCGTGTTAGTTTTCCCGGTTGTATTAGGGGATCTAATGTACCTCCAAGGAATTTTTTATTTTGATCTGTGCGGAAATATCTAGGAAGATGATCTGCCGACGCTCTTTTGTTTAAAGCTGTTACAGATATAGGTATCCCGTTTTCATTTTGATCATTATTAGCCATTTAAAAATCCAAACTCCGTTTAATAACTGATAGAACTCAATATGTTAGTTGTATTCACTTCTTGTATCGATGTAGTTACTATGTAACCTGCCGTTTTCATCTTTGCTGCTGTTAGTGCTTCTATTATTTCAATATCACTAACAGTTGTACCACTGATAAAAATTTCATTTGGCGCTGAGGTAATCTGTTGTAAGCTACCATATACTTGATCATTATTTGATGGTACGATAATGAATGTAGTAATATATGGCATCAACTTGTTCATTACAAATGTTGACAATTCACTAAAATAGAACGTATCACCGAAATCCCAGTTATCTAATGCAAAGAATTGATTTATAGCCGATACGATTCTCGTCTTGATATCGTTTTCAGTAATAACTTGTTCTTTATTTTTTACAACTTTAAAAGATGCTTGAAGTGTTTTATCAGCTTGTGGTCCAAAAAGAACTTTGTATTTTACCGGATGATAGATTATCTCATCACTAATACTTTTAATCTTATCTAGATTAACTCCGTATGTTAATCTTAGATCTGTACTACTCGGTGGCAATGGTTGTTCAGATATATCACCTCTTAAGTATTTTCTATATTCATTGTCATAGTTCTTTGTTAATAGATAGATATCCATTATGTTAGTTGAGCTAGGATCTATTCTCATAGTTGATTCAGCATTATGTATATAATGGAAATATAAATCATTACGACCGATGTTAGCATAGTAGTCTTGAGTTACAACTAACCGTCCCAAAGACATATCTAATTTCTTAACTATATCATTTTGATAAAAATAGAATAATTGTCCATCTTTATATGATGTTAAATTTGTTACCTGAGTTTCAGATTCTAATATTTTAAACATACCAGTATCGTTACTAATGTAACGATAGTCTTCTACATAGTTGTCTGTGATATATTTTTCAAAAAATACAAAACGAGATTGATTGCTCGAAGATGGATCAACGATAATATCAAATTCTTCAGGATTATCAACTATTCCGTCGTCGTTTGTATCTGAGAATGTAACTTTTACAGCTTTACTACTAGTGTATCCGTCACTTTCTGCAGTATTTCCGATTATTTCCCAAGCATAATCTTTAACTAAGCTACTACTACTATTAGGTTTAGTATTAAATTTTAATACAGATACTTTATCTTTTTGTACTAATCCAGTTGCTGAATCATATATCTTTCTAGATCCATCGAAGAAGAAACGATTCTCTTTGATAGATTCAAAATAATATTCTAAACCTCTATAATCTACTTTATAAGTTTCACCGTCGGTAGTAAAAGAAATTACCCAGCTGCTATCAAGTTTCTGCCCGGTGTTGTCTCCAGTTTTGCCTAAGCTCCAAGCAGACAATAGATTTAAATTTCTATCCTGTACTAAAGACCAAATTCTTAAAGTTGAATCGTATCTTAAACCAAAATTCCTATAATTGAATATAGAATCAAGAACTTGAGATGTAACTGTACTTGAAAGATAACTTAAAAACTTAGGAATAATTTGTTTAACTATCGATCCGTCTGGAATAATGTCGTTAACTAATATTGGGCCTAATCCGGAACTTAGTTTTCCTGATCCATTACCTTTACCGTCACCGGTTACCGAAACTACTTTTACCCACATGCGGTCCGAAGTGGTCGACGACTCAGTAGTTACTAATGTTCCGTTTTTTGCAAAATAATATCCAGCTGGTGGAACTATCTTTAACAAACATCCTGGTTCAACGTATTTTAAAATGCTACCTGTGTATATTCCAACACTAAACGGTAACTCATTATCTTTATCTGCGAGATAAGCAGTAGTTTCGTTGTACCCACTGGTTACCTGTTTAAAAATAGGAGATATATCAGTTAATATTAACTTATCATAATACGCATAATAAAAATCTCTCATCATAGATAGTTTAGTAAGTGGTTCTATCTTATTTTTTATTACATTTTCAATATCTGTTAATGAATTAAATGTAAAATCAAAACGATGATGTATATTCTCTCTATAAAGTATACCGTCAGTACAGAACGCATTAGTTGAACTATACTTTCCCGAAGGATCTATTAGATCATAGTTACGACTGATACCACTAGCAGAACGGTTAACTGATTTAACCTTAGCTATACTCTGACTTATCGCAAGAGGAGCTAGATTATAATCTTCACCAGTAATCATTCTATCCTGTGTATAGTATGTCGCAGGTGCTCTTGTTTTAATATCTTGATTAGATTCAGTACTTGTTGCTGTACTAACTGAAGATTTTAATGATACTACGAGTTTTAATTCTTCAGTGCTACCTGAAACTGTTAGATAAGGTACTGTTATTTGCACCCCTCTTAAATCTTTTGGATTTATAGTAAAGGTTGCACCAGCGGATGTTCGATAATAACATCTAAAAGATCCTCTTGGTAGATTAGCAAATACACCATCACCGAATACTAAAGATATTCCATCATTACTAGTAGTCTGAACACCGTATATGTTCTTTATCGTCTTATCGATACTGTTATAGATAACATTGTTTCCGGTAAGTGTTGGTACCTTCTTCCAAATAGCCGATTCATTACCTAGATTGTTTAGGCTGTATAACCAAACATCATCATTGTTAATATTAACATCATTGATATTAACTATTTGATTTGTAGTTGGGTTAGTTAATGAAAAGTCTTGCTTTGAAAGTACCCCTTGTCTAAAATGCATAAACCATCCAGTGTTTGGACTTCCATATCCCTGTTGATCATCTCTATAGATAATCGCTACACGATTAAAAGGCAATGGGGTATCTTCTTGTATAGCACTGTCCTTAATAACTGTGCTCATTACTTCGAATGAATATGACTTACCATCTATAGTTTTATTAAATGGAAATACAGGTAAGTCACCGATCGCACTAGCGAGCCTATACTGTTCTGTATAAACACCACTTACCATATCATATGTTTGTGGAACTCCAAACTCTAGCGGGGCAACCATCGCAGAGTTCATTATTTTAATAAATTGATCAAACCAGTTACCGTTTGATGGATCGTTCCAAACTACTTCTATGTTTTGTAGATTACGTCCAGCACTGTCGATAACTTCTTGTGTAGTTGATATTGATTCTACCTTCAACAGACCATTGGCACAGATATTACGTTTAGCATTATAGCTCAACATCTGAGCTAATCTAAGAACGCTTTCTCTTCTTTCTGCTAACTCGAGAAAGTTTTCACGTGCATTAAGATCGATCCTGAAAGCTAAACTCTGACCAAGGAACGCAATGAGATCAATTAAAGCTAGGTATTCGCTAGACTCAATATAGTCATTAAAATTTTCTGGATATTTTTCTCGCAGATACGCGATCATTACCCTTCTTATGTTTTCAAAATCATAACTAGTGAAGTCGGCATTCTTAAAAGTTTGGTAGATTTTCTTCCAATCTTCTGACAGAAATAGATTATTTTGACGTCCGGTTGTAGACATTGATCAATTACCCCGTTTAGTTTATTTATTTTAATAAAAATCTGACGTTTTATTAAAGCAGGCCGTTACGTGAGTCAAAACCAAATTGTAAAGTTTCCTGTATGTTATAAGGAACATATTTCAACACAACTTCAACTTGTATGGCTTGTTCTTTTTGGGTTACAGTAATGTTAACTGGATTTGTTCGGGGATCATAGTTTACTATCCTAGTAACATCATTTACTATAAGCTCTTTGGCTTGTTCTGTCATTGGTTCAAACAACATTTCCCAAATAATTGTTCCAAATTCGGGATTTTCAAGTTTCTCACCTTTACGTATATGAAAATGATTGATAAGATCTTGTTTAATCAATGCCAAATCATAGAGTGTCGAATTAGATGCAGCAGTACTAACTGTGCTAAACCCACGATAATTCTTAGGAGAGAATCCAATATGTCTCTGATCAGTGTTTATCGGATTGATATTTAAATTGTTATAGCCCTGTGTTGACATCGTTTCTCTCTTCTCTAATATTTATTGAATAAATTATTAAGGTTTATTGTTCCTTCTATCTAACATAAGCCTAACTCTTTCAACACTTCTTTCAGGAACTGCCATAACACTAGCCACTGTAATTGGTCCGCCTGGTGATTCTCTTAATCCTTTATTCTGTTCCCAAACTTTTCTCTGAAAAGCACTACGAGTGTCATAGGGATATGCTATAACTGCACTAGGTTGATCGCGCACCATCGCAGGATAGAATTGTAATAGATACATTCTTCCTAAGGTGAGGTTGCCAATCTTATATTGTTGTCTGTTTAAATCAAAGAACTGTTCTACGATATCTAACTGTTGTACCCTAGATAGACTTAC